CTATACAGCACATACATAGAGTTCAAGGTGCCGGCATTGTACTACATGAATAATGGCTTCAGTGCATCTCAGCCAAACAGCTTAGGGTTTAAGCTTACACAAGGTCAGGGCTTTTTGGGAACACCGTATATTACGATCAGGGTCAGTGGTATAAGTGAGACCACGGTCGACAACAGTTACAGTTTCTATGATGTTGAAACCATCAATTCGGTCTCTATACTCAATCGAGACATCTATGATAACCTGTATGCACAAGTGATAGAATCACCGAACGGAGACTATTTTGAGCTGTCAGGAGAGGTGACCGGCTCCACATTCAATAGTTTCATCAATACACTGGAAAGTCAGTCCGGAGCAGACTATGTGGTCTTTCATGAGATCATTGTCACTGAACAAGTAGGAACAGTATTCAGCCAGACCAACAGCCAAGTGGTCACTCAAGACCAGAACTTTGATGATCCGATCCTGTTCAGACCGATCATACTTAACAGTGCTAATGCCACCAGCTTCATCATTGACTATACACTGAGGATCTATAACCGCAGTGATGCCACCCAGATCATCAAGAAGGCCAGGCTGAGTAGTTTTGATGTAAAGAAGTACGGTCGCAGACTGATGAAGATCAATTTGGGCACGGTACCGACCGTTGCCAGGGTATACAATCAACTGCAGCCGGACGATGGCAGTCGTATCGTGATCAGCGAGAGCAGTTCCAGGCCCGGTGTCGGCAGCGACCAGCAGGCAGAACAGTTGGTGATCAGAACCCGTTACATAACCGGATTCCGGGACCGCATCAATGTCAAGGCCGCAATTTCACCGGCCAAGGTACAGACAATAACAGAAGACAATGGCTAAGATCAACACTAATATATCAGTAAGTGAAAGACAGGCACAGGCCTTCAAGCGGTTCCAGACCACTTCGGCCAATGAACAGCCTCTACCACAGGGAGACGGCTCCATCAAGATCAGTCCGTTCGACGACTACTTTCTTTTCACTCTATATGAGGACATAGAGGGTGAGGACAGACCAATAGACCTGTCCAATGTGGGCAATGTCTACATTTCATTCATAGGTGGAAATGATCAGATCAAGATACCTTACTATACTAATGTTCAGGACCTGGATCTATCACAGGGTCAGGTAATGTTCAGGATCAGTGCCGAGGACAGCAAAAAGATTCTTAGTCTGGACAATGACAATTTTTATATTTCTACACAAGGCGTTAGCCCGGAAGGAGATGAATCAGACGAAAGTGTATTGTACACTGGCAAGTTCTTGCCGCTGACCGAGGCCGCAAGAAAAACACTTACTAGCCAGATCCAGGAGCTGCAACTGGCCTATGCCAAGGACACTGCTGCACTACAGACCGAATTGGCAGCAGTCAAAAAGGAACGGAGTAATCTGGCACAACAAGTGGCAGATCAGGACTCTACGATCCAGGCCCTGAGGAGTTCTAATCAGGAGCTGAGTAACACAGTGGCCGAGCTGACCAAAGAGAATGCCGATCAGGACCAGACCATAGCAGCATTGCAGCAACGTTCTAAAGAGGCTCAAAAAGAGGCTCAAGTAGCACAGAACAAGGCCGGCCAGACCGCAGTGGTACAGGCCAAACAAAAAGGTAAGAGTACTAAGGTAGTAACTCAGATCGCTGCTAATGCTCTGCAAAAGACCGTATTCTAATGTTCCTGAGTTCACGAAATAACCAATTCAAGTTTGACTTCCCAAGGAAGTTCATTCCACAGGAAATAGTTGACAAGTACAAGCCGTTCATCAACAAGATGCCCGGTGGTATGATCAAGGAGCCCATTGACCTATTCAACTATGGCATCCAGTCCATCAACCTACCAGGACCGTCTTTTGATCCGGTACAACAGAATGACTTTCCTGGACTGACCCGTAATTTCAGGAGTGCTGCACCTACACAGGAACTATTTGATAAGAGTCTGACCGTCACCATGCAGTCTTTTGATGGTTTCATTAACTACTGGATGGCAATTGAGCTATTCAAGTACTACTATGATCGGGGCGGAAAGCAACCTTGGTTACCGGAAGGTGTGGGCCTACAGATCATGGACGGTGAAGGTAATGTATACGTGACAGCACAATTAAAAGAGATGATCATGACATCAGTAGGTGCGTTAGACCTAAACTTCAGTAGTAATACGGTGGACTTCCAGACATTCGACATTAATTTCACCTATAACATCCTAGATATAGCCATAAATCTAGGCTGATATATAAACCATGAAGACCTATCTAGAATACATTAATGAGTCAGACGAGGGTATACTGTTCCAGCGAGCACTGCAAGAATCAGTTGACCTGACCGAAGAGCAGGAAGCTGCCATCGACCAGGTAGTGGAACGCATCCTGACTGAAAATGAAAAAGGCCGTGACCTAGAAGAGATCATGGAAGAGATCGTCAATGAGGGCATTATTGGATCCATTTTGGGTGGACTGACCGGGTTTGCCCTGGGTAAGACCATCGGCAAGACCATTGCCAAAGTTCTTGGTATCGAAAAGGGCGTTTTGTATGACCTACTAACCAGCCGTTTGGTCGGAGCTGCACTTGGTTCGGCCATCGGTAACAAAATATAATATGACTTTTGTAGGCATTGATTTTTCACTTAATAGTCCAGCAACATGCATACTAGACAGCGAAACATACCATTTCGTTTCATTTTTCAACTACACAAAGGAGTGGCGGAGTCCGGTACTAAAGGCCTTCAAATTACACGAAGAGCTTATGGAAATCGGAGCTATTCAAGGCGTTCCATATTGCAGAAAGGTCGTATCCAAGCGATTCCTCCAACGGGAGAGAGAGAAAATGACGGATGCTGATCAGATTGCCGAGACCATTGATTCTTATATAAAGAAAAATTATAAAGCATCTGCCTTTGCCATAGAAGGTTTCTCCTATGGCTCTAAAGGCAATTCTTTTATCGACATGATCCAATACAATTCTAGACTGAGGCAACGATTGATCGATTCATACGGTATAGACTCATTCTATATTTTTCAGCCCAGTGAGGTAAAAAAGCTGGCCGGTAAGGGTAATGCAAACAAGATCTATATGTTTGAGGCCTTCAGAGATAATGTATTAGATGATGATAGGCTGAAAGGAAACGGACTCTGGATGTGGTGTCAGGGAAAAAACTTTCAGAAAGAGGTACCGAAACCGTTGGATGATCTAGTAGATAGTTATTTTATTCTTAATGCATTGAAGAGTTCTTTGGACTATAATTTAATATAAACCGTTTTCCGGCCAAAACCCAGACAAATCTTATATCGCCACTTTTGGAAAAAGTTTGAACCAGACCAAAAAAAAATGCAAGCTCTTGGAAAAAATATTATTATTAGAAAGGAATCAGCTCCAGAGCGGATCGGTTTGATCTATGTACCAAGGGGGTCTGATGATGAAATATCACCCCCTTATATTGGGGAAGTGATCTCGGTCGGATCTGCAATAACGGACCCGGAAATAGTGCCTGGTACCAGAATTGCATTCAATGACTTGATTGGCAGTCCATTTGAATATAATGGAGTACAATATTTACTGCTCTCTGAAAAAGATATTGCAGCCATACTAAAAAAAGATCTCAAATTGGATTAAACTTTACACTTGTCTTGATATATAAGTAGCAGATGATGGGTATCATCTGTTGAAGGCACTAATAAGGCAAGTATTTCGGCAATCCTAGGCAGCGGAAAGGCAAGCATTGTTAGGTTTTCTACGAAAACAATTAACAAAAAAAGGCACAGTAAAATGGCAAATGAATTCGACATCTTTGATGTAAAAGTAGACGACCTGGACACAGGCGAAAAACCACGAGGAGGGAGCGATCTCTATGCACCCAAACCAGACCAGGGTCAAGACGGAACCTACAGTTCCTTGATCCGATTCCTACCAAATCTTAAAAACCCACGTAAACCTTACATCCGTAAGTATGTCTACTGGTTAGAAGACGCTGACGGCAAGGGATTCTATGTGGACTCACCTTCTACTATTGGTGAAAAGTGTCCGGTACAGGATATGTTCTTCAAGCTCAGAAACAGTGAGTCAGCGGTGGACAAAAAGATGTCCGAAAACTTGAAGCGTAAGGAAGTCTATTATGCACTGGTACAGATCGTAAAAGATCCACAGAACACTGCATTGGAAGGACAGATCAAAGTCTTTAAATTTGGCTGGAAGCTCAAGCAAAAGATCGATGATGAACTGAATCCTAAGTTTGACGAACCGGTCCAGGTGTTTGATCCGTTCGAGGGCAAAAACTTCGAGCTGAATATCATGAAAAAAGGAGGCTATCCGAACTATGATGGTTGTAAATTCCAAAGCAAGCAGACTGCAATGGTATTGGACGGTAATGAGGTATCAGATAATGATGCTGGCAGAAAAGCTATCATTGAATATTTAACAAATGCACCCGAGCTTTCTGGATGGGACTATACCGCCTGGACTGACGATGAAAGAAATCGTGTAATGGGTGTATTGGCCGGTTATGGTTCACCTGGTACTTCGATCGGTAGAGTTGCTAGCCCAAATGCTGATACTACTAAAGTAGATCAGCCAAAACAAAAAGTAGCATCTACATCAGATGCCACTCAAAGTACGGCTACTCAAGAATCTGTAACTGCAGACTCGGCAGACTCGGACGACAACTTAGATGATTTCCTTGATGGATTAGACATCTGATGATGGCCGAAGTTGAATTGACCAATGAGATGAAGGCCCGGATCACTGATAAGGTGATCCGGGTTCTTTTTTCCAACCATACTGGTCATGAGAAGAGAAAACCTCATGAGACCCGGGATCGCTTGAATTTTGCATGTCCATACTGCGGTGACTCTACTGAGAGCGATCGAAAAAAGAGAGGTAACATCTATTGGAATGACCTCTACTATCATTGTTACAATTGCGGAGCTCACACTCCAGTCAACTCATTCCTACATGACTTTGATATAGAGTTAGACGACAAGGATCGAATTGATGTGATCAACTACATCAAAGAACATAAAAAGACGTTTGTCTCTACTGGCACTCTGAGCTTTCATTTATTTGACAAGATAGAAGAACTCGCACTGGATAAAGAATCCATCATGACTGGCTTTAATGCATTTCCGATCAATGAAAGAACGTATAGGGCATATCCGTACCTAAAGAGCCGCTTATTGCACCAAAAGCTGAGACAATTTGCATATGATCCTCGCCGAAAGCAACTCTATATATTCAATCTCTCTAATAGTGGAAAGGTAATCGGCCTACAGGTCAGAGAGCTTCAGGATGGCAAAGGACCTAAGTACAAGACCTGGAATTTACAGCGTATATATGATAGGCTAAATTTAAACCATGGGTTAGGTGAAGAAGAACTAGATCAGATCAATAAGATCAGCATGCTGTTCGGGATCCTACAGATAAATATGTCGAGAGACTTTACCATATTTGAAGGGCCTATTGATGCAATGTTTATGCGCAACTCAGTCGGCATCACAGGTGTTAAGAAACAGGTGGTAGAATGGGATGACATTCCAACTGCCAGATACTTCTTTGACAATGACAAAGACGGCAAAACCAAGATGATCGAGAAGCTGAAGAAGGGACAGCGGGTCTTCATGTGGGAAAAGTTTCTCAGTGATTACAACATTCCAAGCAAAAAAATAAAAGACTTGAATGATTTAATCAAATACGAATATGTGCATAAAAAGAATAGCTTAGTAAACTTGGATCAGTATTTTACTGCTGATTCACTAGATATTATCTTTTTATGATAGAAACAGACCTGTTAGAACTAGTGTCAGACGAACTAGAACAATTCCATGCTGATGCTGAGAGAGATCGAAGCAGATTCAAGCTAATACTGTCATTCTCACCAGATGAGCTAGACTTGAGTATAGGATTAGAACAATTCACACTTTCCGAACCCAAGAAAAAGTTTAAACCTAAGGTAAATAGGACCAAGAGCA